ATTAATAATCGCAATAAATACGTTATGTACATAAATTGCGCTCATGGTAAAGGTATCCGATTTATTAGAGATGAATTAAAATTTTTTGCAAAAACAAATATACAACATAAAAATGGTAATATATTTAAGAGTGTTATATTATTTAATGCCGATAAGTTAACTACTGATGCACAATCTGCATTAAGACGATGTATAGAACAGTTTAGCCATACAACACGATTTTTTATTGTTATTGATGAACATAATAAATTATTAAAACCGATTATTTCAAGATTTTGCAATATACATGTTCCACTACCCTTAATTAATGATGTTAATATGAGTATTCACGAATATAAAAAGAAGGGCTTCAGATCAAGTTTTAAAGATATAATTAAACAGCGTAATTCTTGGTTAACAAAAGCATTAAATCAAAAAAAAAATTACAATAGTGTAGATAAATGTTTCGAGTTTACAGAAAAAATATATGAGAAAGGTTACGCCGGTTTAGATATTATGAAAGCTATAGAACTAACAACCAAACTTGATGAAACTCAAAAATACGGATTATTAATGCATTTTGATAAGATCCGGAGAGAATTTAGAAATGAGAAACTATTTATTTTCTATATATTAACATTTTCGTTTATGCGTCCGAAAACAGATTTAGAAAATATAAAAGAAATGTAAAATGGATGATTTTAATACAAATGTCCTCTCTGAAGCAAGAAATGAATATTCTTCTAGATTATTAAATATTATTACACCACTTGTAATAGAAGGGTTTAGTTCTATCTTTAAAGAAGCATATGATTTATGTATCAAAAATGAAGAACATACAAAATATTTAATGACATTTCAAAATTTTTTGACAAGAGTTCCGAAATGGAATCAGGAAATTATAAATGTAGAAACTAATAGAATTATCAAAACGAGTAAATGCGGATATCTCGAAGATATCCTAACGTGTGTACACATTACACAACTAAAAATTTTGACAAGTATTAGAGTATCAAGCAAACAAAAAAAAATAGATATTGATATACCTAAATTACCAGATTTTGTACATAAAGTGTATATTGAATGTGCTAGAAAACTTTATAAGAATGTATATTTATTTGAAAGACATATTATGCCTTTGCAACAACAGAAAAACATGCGAGAATGTGAAATTATTATTCGCGAATGTATATTAAAAGTTATAGGAGATAACATGCCAGTTGAGAAAATTTTACGTGCATATATTGATGAAACTGAGGAAGAGGAAATTGTAGAGGAAACGGTTGAAAAATCGGAAGAAGAAATCAAGGCTGAAGAAGCTGCTGCCGCTGAAGCAGCCGCCGCTGAAGTTGTACAGAAAGAGGAAGAAGATAAAAAAAAGAAAGACGTCGAAAAAGCTGATGACACCACTATAGTAAAAACAAGCGATGTTAAGGAAAATATTATATCAGATAACGATGCACCACTTTTGATAAATACCAGTGAAGAATTTCCACCAATCGTAAATGAAGAAGACTCAAATAAAAATACAAAAGAAGATGTAAAATCCCAAGCACCATTTACTATGCCTGCATCACTTAAAATGGGTATTGAGACCGTGCCAGCATTAAAGGCCATTCCTATAACAACGGAAATCCAATCGTCGCCAAAAACATCAATTAGTTTTAGCAATAATGATAGTGTAATGAACTACAATACAAAAGAATCTCCTACTAAAATAACAACCACTAGCAGTGCTCTTATTTCTGCTCCAAAAACACTTGATAGATTAGAAAAGATTAGTCATGAAAGAAACGAACAGCGTAAATTAGAAGAGGAAGAGGAAGAAGATGATTATAATTTGGAAAAAATCAAAATATTCGATAATTTGCCAGAACTGGGGGATTTAGATGTTCAAGTTTTAGATAATAAATTAAATTTGAATGATAATCCTATACTTGAGGGAATTGAAGTTTTAAGTTAAGTGCGGAAAAATCCCAAATCTATTATTTATGAATAAATATAATGGACAACAATATGTTTATTCAAGGAATCATTGTTAGCTGTGTTTATTTGATATTTCGATTTATCGAAATGCGATTTATTATTAAAGAGACTGTACCTCTGAAAAAATTAATGCGTGATACTTTAGTGGTTTATATTAGTTTTGTTTCGGGAATATTTGTTTATACCCAAATAGAACCTATTAAAAATATAACAAGCGTACCTGTAGTATTTACAAATAGTCCCGACTTTTAAGTTTTAGTCATAATTATTAATGTTATCAAACATCCAATCAAAACGCCAAATGCATCCGACCACATCGGTATAGTATTATCTGGAGGTATAACTGTTTTAATAGAATGGCTAACAAATGTACCAAAAATGACAGCCAATACACTTGCATAAACTTCCGCTATACCTGCGTCTAATAAATTACCTTTTGGCATGAATACTTTCAAATATTTTAATACATACCAAATACCTAAAACATCAATCAATCCTATTATAATACCATATGAAACCCCTACAAATATTGTTTTATATGTTATAGTTTCACCATTGTTTAAAAACTCCGAGAAGGTCCACGGTTCTTTTTTTTCTGTTTTTCTAGCATTATTTTTTAAGGTAAATGCTATAAAAGACATTGCGGCAACAGATAGTATCGAAATGGCTATAAATAAATATCCCTTAGCTTTCTTGTTCATATGATATATATTAACAAGAAAAATCATGCATAAATCGGAAGAGCATCAATATCAATAAACTTCTTTTTACCACATTTCTTCCTATTTGAAACAAACGAACTGAATACCGGCTTCGATACTTGTTTTTGCGGTGTATGATTATGAACAGATCTGGCAATCATCTTATATAATTTAAAATCCGGATATCTCTCTTCGCCGCATTTTTTATATAAAATATTTCTTCCTTTATCATCACAGCACCACTCGCTTATTAATGCAGCGATTGGGTCGCCGCACGTTTTAATATCATCTATATCATCCATAAAAAAATCGTATAACGCGCAACCCAGTCTACATAAATCAAACGAAGGGTTGGGGTCCAATCTAGGTTTCTTGTCATTCATATATGGTTGACAGTTGTACTGAGTGGCAGCATCACCTTTTGGATGATAACTATCACTACAAATAAACTTACCTTTAAATGAATAGATAGATCTACCAAAATCTATTACTTTGAATAATCTCCCATAAGTAGGTACCTTATAATAAACTTTGTTGTATCTATAGTAAAGAAACTGTTTATCAGTTTTATTAAACATAATATTATTGGTATGAAGATCATTGTGCGTAAAATTAAACATCTTTTGATATGCTATTAGTGTCATAATTATTTGAAATAGGCAAGATCGCCATTCATGATCGGATAATTCTTCACCTAACAATGAATCAAGAGTTGCTTCCATCTTTTCCAAACAAATAATTTGTACTGGAAAATCTTTGATAATGGCATTGCAAATAATATCGGAATCCATACTACTAAAAGAAGACATGGACGCTTCTTCCTCTTCTTCATCGCTAGAAGATTCTTCTTCTTTATTTGAACCGTCTGAAGTATGGGATGAACGTGACGAACAAGTAGAATCGCTTTTTCTACTGCTATTATTTTGAGCGTTTTTATTTTTAAGATTAAATTCGAATACCAAAGCTTCTGTTAATTTTACAGGCTCATTATTTACAGTGGATGTGGTAATAAATAAATCATCGAAATTCTCTCCATTCAAAGAATATACGGATTTATTACTAATATTTCTATCAATTTGTAGCTTTTTTTTATAATTTCTGGTATCCGCGTCAAAAAACATTTCTTCATCAATGGCTTCTATATCAAATAATTTTCCTTTCTGTTCATGGAAATATTTGCTATCATTTAAATATTCTAAATCATCAAAAATATTCATATTGAATTTTTCTTGAATCCCCAAAAAAGACCCAAAAAAATCCAATCCATGAACAAATTTATGATGATGTAAAACGTTGCTAGTTAAATAGGTAAAAAATCCATCTACATAAGCCGAATTATTTGAATCAAGTACTTTAGGGTGACATTTATTTTCAGATAATTTTGGTAATGATTTTTTTATGTCTTCGGTTAAATCTCCATATTTCCCCACCATAAATTTAATGGGATCAATCAATGGAGAGAATTTGAAAAATGCTTTGGCACTTTCTTCATTATTATCAGATTTAACTTGACAATTATATGTATTTTTTTGATCTGTTTTTTCTAAATTTGTAATATGATATGGTTGATTTAAATTAATGTTTTGATAATTGGTTTCTTGTAGATTAAAAAATTTTCCATATAATGGAATATAATTTTGAATATGCTTAATTTTATTCAAGTCAAATTCCTTAAATAACGCTGAATTATCATTTTTTTTATAGTAAATTTCAAACATTTATAGTTATAGATAAAAGAAATTATTAATTTTAACTGGATTTGTGCGTAATTTATATATAAAATATTAAATAAGCATATAATAGCAATGAATTTGGAATTAAAGAAATTTGATATGAAAAATATATCCTTCAAAGCAAATGAAGCATCCGGACCAGTTATTGTATTAATTGGGAGGAGAGATACAGGAAAGAGTTTTTTGGTTAGAGATTTGCTGTATTATCATCAGGATATCCCTATTGGAACGGTAATCTCTGGTACAGAAGCCGGGAATGGGTTTTATGGTTCACTGGTTCCTAAACTATTTATACATGATGAATACAATACGGCTATTATTGAAAATGTTTTAAAAAGGCAAAAAATGGTGATAAAGCAAGTTAAAAAGGAAAAAACTGCTTATGGTAGATCAAATATTGATGGAAGAGCATTTTGTATTCTAGATGATTGTTTGTATGATAATTCTTGGTCAAGAGATAAATTAATGAGACTACTTTTCATGAATGGTAGACATTGGAAAATTATGTTAATTATTACAATGCAGTATCCTCTGGGAGTACCGCCAAATCTGCGAACTAATATTGATTACACATTTATTTTAAGAGAGCCTTATATTGCAAATAGGAAAAGAATATATGAAAACTTTGCTGGAATGTTCCCAACTTTTGAATCTTTTTGTCAAGTTATGGATCAATGCACTGAAAATTATGAATGTTTAGTTGTTTCAAATAATGCAAAATCCAATAAATTGGAAGACCAAATATTCTGGTACAAAGCAAG